AAACTGCCTAGGGTGGAGAACTACACTCCTTCCAGAAGACAAAAACGTGTGGACAGGGTAACAACTCAGTCTAGGGCTCATGTGGTGTGAGTAGCTAGACACTTTATACGTGCTTTCTGAGTAGCTACAGTGGAACACCGAAATACCGGTCAATGTCGACCATGTACCGGGACCGGCCATGAAGAGTTGGGCTACCGTGGATTCAAGCGCCACAGAGAGCACCTATAAAGTATGCGGGGTTCGTATAGTGGTAATACCTTAGCCTTCCAAGCTAATGCTGAGAGTTCGATTCTCTTACCCCGCTCCATTATAAAGGTTAGTATGTTTATTTTTAAAAAATCAAAAGTTACTGTAGACTGTTTTATTGACAGACAAGTGGTCTTTGATCTGTTTAAAATTGATCATGCTATTAAATTTATTCCAGACGAGTTTAAGGCATTAAAGCCAACTTGGGATATTCCTGTTGAACCTGGCAATCCTAAATCAAAGTTAACAGTGCCTGCGACAACAATTAAACGGTGTCCCGGATTCAGCAACTTGTTTAATACAGGATTTATAATTCCGTCGTGGACGGACTTTGGAATCGAAATGTTTGAGGACGAGAAGTTTAACAGACATGATCCTATGAATAATTTACATATGGATAATCATCCTCGTCCAATGTTATGGAGCAATTTGTACAAAGATTACGGACATGTTAAAATTAACAGTCCGTGGATTATACAAGAAAAGTCAGGAGTTCAGTTTAGCTGGAACCGTTGTGATTGGCATAATACAGAACGTGCTGATAAATTTCAAGTCATGTCCGGTGTTGTAGATTTTAAGGCTCAACACGGCAGTCATATAAATGTGTTTGTTAAGAAAAATAGTGTATTACAAATAAAGGCAGGCGAGCCGTTAGTACACGTTACACCATTAACAGAAAAAGAATTAGTGTTAAAGTGCCATGTACTAAGCCCAATGGAGTATAGAAAGATTTGGGCTACCTATGCCGACAGGGCAATGTACGCAGGACAACATAAAGCATTGCTAAAAGCAAAAGAAGATAGCAAATGCCCTTTTAGAATATTCGGAGTGTAGCGCAGTCTGGTAGCGCACCTGGTTTGGGACCAGGGGGTCCAAGGTTCGAATCCTTGTACTCCGACCAATTTATCGCGGAGTAGGGGAGTCTAGCCGTCCCCGGTAGTCTCATAAGCTACAGATCGCAGGTGCGAATCCTGCCTCCGCAACCAATTTAGGATGATTACAGCAAACTCTTTACTGCAGCCATTTTTTGCAGGCCGGCCCGCTTGGGGGTGTGTCGTGGGTTCGAGTCCCGGTCTTAGACACAGCATCCTGTTTTTTAATCAACAACTCAGTGCTTAAATACTTTATGAAATGGTATTGTATTGATGAAAACTTAAAATTCGCTCAGGAAATTTTAAGTCATTCTGATCACGGTAAAGTTACATATATGTATATCAGTGGACCTTTCGGTACAGTTAAAGCATACGACATAGGTTATATTGACGATGGATACTATGAGCAGTATCCCGATAGATTATGGGATCTATATAAATCTATTCTGCTGGTGCTAGACGGGCACTATCATTGTTGCTTGTCGGGCAAGGTTTGGAATCTTTGAAATTTTCTCTGTTGCCACCACATGAGCCACGGGCTAACATGAGCCATACTCATAACTAACCACATGATTGGCATTTCTAAAGGCAGGCCGCCGCAAAGGCTGGGCATGTAGATATAACTTAATACCGCACCTAAGAAAAATATTGGTGCTGGCGATAAACTAAAAAAGAGATTGATTTTCCTCATACAGTATTTATTGTAGATTTAATGCCAGCGAGACTTGGGAGTCAGAGAGGTCTTATAAGCCTTTTAGCGCCAGATTAGCGTTCTTGAGAGGGTTCGATCCCCTCCGCTGGTACCATAAATAAATTTATGAACAAACCATTTAAAGTAGCCATTGTAGGAGCAGGTGCCGCAGGTATTTTTACTGCGGCCGCAATTAAAAGAAACATTCCAAATGTAGAAGTTGAGATTGTATTTGATCCTAAACTTAAACATATTGGTGTGGGCGAATCCTTGGGATTCAGTGCCCGAAGTTTTTTTAGAGAAGTACTGGGATTATCAAACGAAAAAGACTGGCTTGATCAAAGTCAGTCAACACGCAAATTTGGCATTAGATTCCTAGGTTGGGATAACACTACTACTCCTAGTTTTTGGGGTCCGGGCGCAAGTCAATCTGTAGGATTTAACGGACCCAATAGTACAGAATCATTAGAAGAGATTTGGCTTGATTTATACAAGCGAGGATTACGTACCGCTGATGACTTTCAGTACGACTTTCCGTTTGCTAGATTCTGTACAAACACAATGTCTTTAGATAGAATAAAGTATACGTACCATATCAATGCTGAATACATCAAAGACATAGTACACTCAAAAGTAGGATTACCATCGGGCGTCAAAGAACGCCCAGTTCCCGTTAGAGAAGTTGTTGTTAATGACAACGGTGTTGATCATCTGATACTAGAAGATGGAACTACTGTTCATGCCGATTTGTTTATTGACAGCACAGGGTTTGGAAAGCTAATTGTAAAAAAGTTACCATTTGAATTTGAACCTGCGGACGAGTCGTTTAATGATACAGCAATCGTTGGTCCGTATCGTTATCAAGACGATAGTGAACGCAATAGAGTGTTTACTGATCACGTGTGTATGGATTGGGGATGGCGCTTTAGTGTTCCCCTAACTGAACGCACAGGCGAAGGCTACATTTCAAACAGTAGAATATTTTCCAATCACGATCAACTTATCTCTGAGTGGGAAAAGAGCGCAGGAAAGAAAGGCGTCATTGGTCGTGTGTTAAAATGGGAGCCTGGATACTTAAAAGATGTATTTGTTAAGAACTGTATTGTAATTGGACTAGGTCATGGAATGATTGAACCGTATGACGCAAATGTTTTTACTACATCTCTTAAAGTTATTCGAGAATTAGTTGACCTGTTGAAAGCAGACACTGAGTATAACTTAGACTGGAAGGCAGAATTTAACAAGCGTACTACATCGTATGTCAATGATGTTAAGTTAAGGATTAGTACAGCAATGCACTTATCCCCAAGAAAAGGCGAGTATTGGGATATCATGCGAGAAGTTGGACGTAAAAATAATACACTGGAAAAGTTAACAGAGACTATTTTTTATAGTCCTCCAGAGTTTGGTATTTGGAATAGACCAATTGGACAACACTCATATCTTGAAATGCTACAGTATTACGGCTATGATCTAAAAACTGTAAAGACAAGAGAGCTAGTGTTAAATCCTTTCAAAGAGAAAAAAGCGTTAGAAGTCTTTAAAAGTATCAACAACTATCAACGTCAACTAGATTTGTCGGAGTGCCACAGATTGATGCCTCGCCGTAGTTCAATGGATAGAACGATTCTTTCCTAAAGAATAGATATAGGTTCGATTCCTATTGGGGAGGCCAAATATGTTTATAGAAATTCCAAACTACCTAACGCAAGAAGACACTAAGTTTATTAGCGATACTTTTAAGCAGTACACAACCAATGATCCTAAAGATCTAATGTACAATCGAATGGGCAAGAGTGTAGGGTTTGATGATATCAAAACGTACAACACACCAGATTTACAAGAATTAGACGCCAGGATGTTTCCTATATTTTATGACATTGTTAAAAACATAGTTATACCAAATTTTGAACCTGAGTTTGAAGTAGAGGACTCTGGAATAGAATATCATTGGTATAAGCCCGGAGACATTTGTAAACCACACATAGACGGCGCGGCCCCCATTAGGGATAAAAATAATTCTGTACTTAGATTTGCTTCAGTTATTTTACATCTAACTACTAATACTGACGGTGGAGACATTGTATTCCCCAAACAAGATAAAAGATTTAAAACTGAGGCAGGAAAGCTATTAGTGTTTCCGCCGCACTCTTACTATCCACATTACACAACTCCGTCAAATCAAGACAGAGAAATATTAATGACATGGATGGTATACAGAGGCCTTACTGTAATCAAATGATTGCTCCTGTAGTATAAAGGCATTACACTTCCTTGGTAAGGACGAAACTCTGGATCGTTCCCAGACTGGAGCACCAAAAGTAAATATAACAAATTAAAGTTGTTGACAAGTTGTTGAATTTGCTATATAATAATAGCATAGGTTAAGTTAATTGCCCGGGTGGTGAAATGGTATACACAGGAGACTTAAAATCTCCCGTCGAAAGGCATGCCGGTTCGAGTCCGGCCCCGGGCACCATATGGGCCGTTAGCTCATTAGGTTAGAGCAGTGGACTCATAATCCATTGGTGGAGTGTTCGAATCACTCACGGCCCACCAAATATAATGCGGGATTAGTTTAATGGTCAAACGAAACCTTGCCAAGGTTTAGTCAGGAGTTCGATTCTCCTATCCCGCTCCATTTTACAAAATCATTATAAATATACTTAATTAAAGGGAGGTCAATCATGCTGTCATTCATTACAGATCTAACAGATCCATTGTTAGAATATATAAAAGATGATCCAGTTCGACCGGACATCCCAAAAGACTTTCGAGTAGGTCCTGGCCGTTTTGTCAGTGCGCTAGTCGACGGTGAAATACCATCAGCGATGGTATGCGTTAACCTCCTAGACTTTGTTCCTAGTTCTGTAGAAGAATTGGGTAAAGATGTTGAGGACGCAACTACAGCAGTATTCTACACAATTTGGAGTTATGCCCCAGGCGCAGGCGCAGACTTATTGTTTAGAACTGTAGCACAAATACGCGAACAGTTTCCTAATGTAAGTAACTTTGTTACACTTAGTCCGAAAACTGAAATGGCTAGAAAGTTCCATCTAAAGAACGGCGCTAGTGTATTCCGCGACAATTCCGATACGGTAAATTACCAATATACAGTAAAGTAAAAACGGTTGACAAACTGGTAAACTTCTGTTATAATTGTATTATAAAAGGAGAATAACATGCCATGGATTCAAAATGTATCATTAGCTGATGTACGCAGAGGGTTTCACTTTGACCCGGGCGTTAATGCCATGCTGATTCAAATTGTGGATCCGCCCGGCGACTTTCCAACTCCGTTGTACATGTTCAAGGAAGTTCATCAATTTCAATTTTTGGATGTAGAAGAACGCGATCAAGTAGACGACGAAGAAATGCGATGTAGTCAAGAGCAAGCCAATGAGTTAGTTCGCTTACTACAACACGCAATGGCTAACCGTATGAACGTTGTTGTTCATTGTGTAGCAGGTGTATGTCGTAGCGGAGCAGTTTGTGAAGTTGGCGTAATGTTGGGCTTTAATGACACTGAGGTCTTCCGTAGTCCTAACCTGCTGGTCAAGCATCGCATGATGAAGTCGTTAGGGTGGACTTATGACGCACAGGAGCCTCATACAATTAACGGGGCTCCTGTTGACGAAGATTGGACTAACGATAACGAAAAAGTGTTTACACTTGCACACGCAAAGCGTAAGTACAGAGAAAACTACGAAGGTGATATATGAGCAAAGCAAAACATAAACCCTACCAATGGATTGATGGTGAAACTGCTGATCGCATTACTAGTCTTAACCTAAAAGACTATCGTGCTTATTTGAAGAAAGAATTAAAGCAGTGGAAGAAGAATCCAAAGAGTGATAGCAACCCAGACGGATATTGGATGCATCCCGAAGATGTAGGCATTAACATGCAGACTATTGCGGCACTGGATTTGATTATTAGTCACTTTCCGGAAACTTCAGATGATACAAAATAATGCCTAAATGTTATCAACTAATTGGAATTCCAGGGTCTGGTAAGTCAACTTGGATCAAGAATCAAACATGGGCATTGGGGCTAACTGTAGTTTCAACTGATGCGTTTGTGGAAGACTATGCTAGAGAGCAAGGTAAAACTTATTCAGAAGTGTTTAAGGATTACATGCCCACAGCAGTTAACCTAATGGCCGAACAAGTTGTAAGAGCACGTGAGCTAGGTCATACAATAATTTGGGATCAAACTAGTACCACAGTAGCAAGCCGTACTCGTAAATTCCGTATGTTGCCCGACTATGAACATATTGCTGTTGTATTCAGGCCTCCATATCCTCCGGAACTAAGTCGTAGGTTAGCAAGTCGTCCGGGCAAAATTATCCCTGTTGATGTGATTGAGGATATGATAAAGAATTTTGAAGTACCATCAGAGGAAGAAGGCTTTAAAGAAATTTGGGTAGTCAATCAATAAGGAAAATACAATGACTGTTGTAAGTGAAACACATGGAAGAACTTTAGCAAAAACTGTAGCATATCGAATTTTATCTGTAATCATTACAATGCTAATGACTATGGCGTTTGGTGGAAGTGGTAGCCAAATGGTAGCATTTGGAATAGCCGCATTTGTTATAGGGTCAACTACCTACTATCTACATGATAGAGTTTGGCTAAGGTTTGGATGGAATAGAGACGAAGTAGGAGTTGATTCTACCAAACGAAGTATTATTAAAACAATAGTATATAGAATTATTATTTTGGTATGTACCTTTATTACTGCTAAAATTATATTCTCAGGTGACAGTAACGGATCTAACCAAATGGCCGCAACTTTTGCCATTGCTATGATGGTCGCAAATGCCCTTGGGTACTTTATTTTGGAGAAAGTATCTAACTATATTAACTGGGGTAAGAAATTATCTACTTGACAAAACTGGTAAAAGGTAGTATAATTAGTACTTAAACAAAAGGGGATCAAATGGCAGGAACAGCAAAGTCGGTATATCTGACTATAAGCAAACGAGGATCGTTCAAAACAGAATTCAGCAAAAAGTTTTTCAATGCTAAAGACTACAATGATTATGTTAAGACGGAAGAGTTCAAAGCCAAATGGCCCAAAGAAGAATACGAAATTGTAAAAGAAGTTTATTAAAGAAAGGAGGCGAATATGCCAAGTGTATTTTTGGTAAGTGATACACACTTTGGTCACACAGGTGTATGTCGCTTCACACGAAACGATGGTGTGACAAAGTTGCGTCCGTGGGACGACCCTGCGGAAATGGACGAGGCAATGATCAAGGCTTGGAACGAACGTGTCAAGCCTACTGATAAGGTCTACCATTTGGGTGACGTTGTTATTAACCGCAAGGCTTTGCCAACATTGGCCAGGTTGAACGGCGATAAGGTATTGATCCGCGGTAACCACGATATCTTTCCTGATGTTGAATACCGTCAATACTTTCGAGAGTTGAGAGCGTATCATGTAATGGACGGGATGATTTTGAGTCACATTCCATTGCACTCAGATTCAATGGGGCGCTTTGGTACAAACATTCATGGCCATACTCACGCAAATCGTGTGCGTAAGGCCCGCGGTGTTGATGCCCGTACAGGAGAAGTTTTGTACAGCGACGAAAACGATGTTAGGTATCATTGTGTTTGCGTTGAACAAACGCCGGACTTTGCGCCTATCTTGTTTGAAGATGTAAAGAAGCGTATCATTGCCGAAGGCGGCGCAATCGAAATGCGTAACGGCAACTTTGCTAAGGCAATGTAATGAAGTTACACAGTCTAGGCGTTCGGGTTTATCAATCTACTATTAAGAAGGAATTTTATAATTTCTTACTTAACGAGTACGAGAATAATCTGGACGCCTACCCTAAACTATTTCAGAATCAGAATTATTGGGGTGGTGGCGATTATGCTTTTGTAAAGGACGATACTAGAGAGTATATTCAATCTAGTCTAATTCCGCACGTTAAAGAATATCTCGGTACTGATAAAATGACCCTACGAGATCAGTGGATTAATGTACAAGCTCACGAAGGGTTTGTTCCGTTACACACTCACTCTGGTAATTTAAGTTATGTAATTTATTTGAAAGTGCCAAGGTATTTGTTAAACTATTACGGCAAGAGACGTAATGATATACAGTACGCAGAAGGAGCCATTGATTTTATTTACGGACACAAGACAAGTTTGTTTCCAGACGATCTTACTCTGTATCCAGAAGAAGGAATGGTATTAATGTTTCCTAGTGAGTTGCGACACTATGTTTTTCCGTTCAAAGACAAAGAGTCACAACGTGTAAGCATTAGTGGAAACTTTGACTTTATTAAACAAGATGTCCAGACGTAAATGGCCTGTGGATAAATGGGGTAACGAGTACGGATATATGGGCAAGCCACCTGAACAAGAACTACAATATGAGGTTGTCCTAATGGAAGGCAAATACGTCCGAATTAAAGAATTTGTTGCTCATACGTTTACCATGGGTGATGTTGAAGATCCTGATCTGTATGCGGCACAGCCTCTGTGGACGTGGCAGAATACTGAAGAAGGTAAATGGGTAATGGAAAACGCAATAGAAACGCCTAGTTGGCATAGGCATGCTGATCCAATTACTTATGGATATCGTTACGCAATTAAAGCAAAGTTGAAAGATGTTGATTATACATTTTGGTGTTTGAAATGGGGTACTAAATGAAAAAGATCTATTACGAAAAGAAAGGGCGTAGGTATGTGCCCGTGTCTGAATATGACAGTGAGTATCTAGACAGTTTCTCTAAAGGTACTCATATTGTTATGTGTTATCCCGGCGGCCAAAGCCGTCGTTATAATATTGACCCTGCCTACGCTCCTATGATAGCCGCAGGACGTATTGCTGAGGATGCTATATGTGATGCCCTACGTAAGGCCAGTGAAATGAAACCACAGCGCACTCCTATTACAGAAGGCCAACGCAAAGCATGGGATAAGCTAGCCAAAGAGTTCGGTGATGACTTGGCCACATTGAGTTTAGGTTGTGCTCGAGACGTTGCCGAAGCGGGTATTAACGCCCAAATAGCCGAAGCAGAGAAGCTTATGACGCATGCCTCCGTTCGTAAGGCATATGATCATTTTATGTTAATTTGCCAATTAGTTAAAGATAACAACAAAGAGAGTGTATAATAAGTCATCGGGCCTGTAGATCAATTAAAAATTGACCCGTGTCCGCGATACACGAAAACAGGATGGGCTGTGTACCCGGGGTTTGCTAGTTTTCCTGACACAAAAATAACTAGCAAGAATAACTGGCGTTCGTTCAATGGATAGGACATGATTCTTCTAAAGTCATTATAGAGGTTCGATTCCTCTACGCCGGACCAAGGATATAATGAAAGATAAGTTTGTTAATTTGTATATGGATTGGGCCAAACGTTGCGCTGAGCTCAGTCATGCACGTAGATTACACGTTGGTGCAGTTATAGTCAAAGACGATACTGTTATTAGCTACGGCTATAACGGAATGCCGTCTGGATGGGATAATGATTGTGAAAATACCGTTTTTGTATTAGACGAAGAATCTATGGGCACCGATATGATATCGTTAGGCTACTCTCGTACAGAAAATGGCAATTGGGTTAAACTTAAAACTAAACCAGAGGTATTACATGCTGAATCAAACGCTATTGCAAAACTGGCGAAGTCTAGTAACAGTGGGATTGGGTCTACTATATTTGTTACTCACAGCCCTTGTATGGAATGTGCCAAACTCATTGCTCAGTCAGGTATTAGTAGTGTATACTATAATGAAAACTATAGAGATGATGCAGGAATTAAATTTCTAGAACAGTCAAACGTACAGGTAACAAAGTTAAATAAATTATGAAAACAA